ATATAGAAACTTGACTTCAGCATAGATCAACCACATGAAAACCATGGATGCTACCATGATTTCAGTTGTAACTAACATCACTTATTAGCGACGAGTTCCTTTTCTAATTTTACACCACGGTAAACTAGATCGACCTTGTTTGTGTGCTGAGTCTTTTTGTTATTGGTGTCGTACTTAACACCTCTGTAAGTGACTTGTGCCATAATAGCATCTCCTAAAGTAATTGGACTTTGACATCCGTTCCTTCAGTCGGCATTTGCGTCCCCGTAGGGATGAACGAACCCGTTCCGTGTCGGCTTACTTGCGTCCCAATGCATCACACTCTTCTTCTACTTTGGTGGCAAAATAATCTATCAGTTCTTGCTTGTTAGGTTCGGGAAGATATTCATCTGCTCTGACCTCTGCTGCAAGTTCCGACCACTGTTCACACTTGATAGTCCAATGGACTGGTTCGTGTGATGCCAATAAAGATAGGTAGAAAAGAAATGGCATGGGATGAACGTACAGGTATGTTAGCATACCTACATATATTTAGTCAAGTTAACTGTATCTTAAACTACATTTTGTTCTTGAATACCGTAATGGTAATCATCTGTGTCACCATACCTCTCCATGTGACCACGTTCTACACTGAATATTCTAGTTGATACCTTGAAGTCGGGCATCTTAGGATTCTTAGGTGTCAATGAGTTATCATATATTCTCATCCTATTGTTAGGATACAATGCAAACTGACCATTGTTCAATGCGATCAGGTTATGACTCTTATGTTCTGATGGTGTCTCTGATGTGCTGTAGTCTGGTGTGTCAGGTTCATCATGATAGTTATCTAACGTAATGACATACTTACCTAACTGTGATCCAAAGTCTCTAGTGTATAGTTCATAATCCATAGAACCTATGAACTGTTTGCATATAGTTGTAACACCATAGTCCATACAGTTCCAGAATTGTAAGTTAGGTAAATCCATATCTGGATCTGGTGTCTTAGGTTC